TTACTCGCAGATACCAATGAAATGTGAATTTATGGTCCTTCAAAGGACCAGTATATGAATTCTTTAAAATTGCGTATTGGAAATTGATTTCCAAAGTACCATCTGCTGAATTAACAGTCACCTTGAATTTAGTTGTCATTCCAGCATCCAATGGTAATGGATTTAATTCCTCATGTCCACTGCTATATACTCGAGTGACTGAATTCTTTATAGAACCATACGATTTCCCTTGTTCTAACCAATCCACATAGGCACTCTGATCATAAAGCATCCATTTTCGAACTGCCGGATCAGGCATGGTTGAGATTGTCGTTTCTGCATTAAGTAAATCTGTTGAAGACAAACTTAAGTATCGAATATCATCCAAGTTAATTTGGACTGTTTTCATTCCAGGAATTACCGATAACGTTTGGGTCTGATTCATGAAAATAAAATCATGAATGTCCGAAATATTATTGACTACATTTGTAATATCTGCAATTGAAGTCGGACCGTAAGTATTTCCGGTTGTATATTCAACGTAATCGACTGATTCACTCCAGATGTCTGCATAACGTTCGATATACCAATAACCATTCAACCAATACAGATAACATTTGAAAGTGGTAAGGATACTTTTCAAAGTTGCTAAGCTGGATTTCCTTTCTGCTAAATCTTCCCAAAACAATTCGGTAAAAAATCCATTCTTGTTAAACAATGATTGACCTGCAGACAATGTATCCCCTTCTGCTTTCAATTTAGAATTCACACGAATGTTAAATAATCCTCCTGTTGACCTGAGGATCTCGTCAATCAGGTTGATAAAAGTGATATTTTGAAGAGTATCAATACTAACTGGATGGATACTTTCAAGTTTCGATAAATAGCTACTTGCTACAAATTTGATATTCTTCCGATGTAAGTATTTTTGATTCGTCAACGAGCAATTTAGGAATCCATCGAATAATGTGAAAGCCGTCGGAAAGTTGATCACAATACGAACTCGGTATTCCCTTTCCCGATTATAAAGCAATGGCATCAAATCGAAAAAATTCTCTTTGTCGTTGATAATCTCGAACTCTGCATTCATTCCCATTAATGGATCTGAAAAGTTCAATGACATGAAGAATCCTGACGCAGCTAAAGGTAACAACTCAGAATCCCCTACATAGTCCAATTTGTCTATGTAGAGGTATCCTGTTTTGTTTTGTGATCCCCACTCGGTATAATATCTTGTCCCGTAAGCCATGATTAAAAGGAGTTATTAAGTTCTTCAATTTCTTCTAACATTCCCCAAATTTCTCGACCATCAACATGTAATTTGACAGGCTTGAATTGAATAGTTTGTGATCTGCCGGTTAATGATGGAAGCTTTCCAGGAGGAACAACTGTTTCACCAGAAGATAACATCGCTGGATAAGTATCATTCGGATAACCTGTAGGAATCACACCACCATTCGCCATCGGGGTTCCCTGAATCGTAGCAATCTCTAATGCTCCGGCGGCAGCTGATAACGCAGCCAGGATCAGATTGAATGGAGGAGGAGCAGAAGCTAATGCAGTAGTTACTGCAATAGCTGTATTGATTACAGCCTGAGCATACGCCATTGCTTTAAACTTCTTACTATACTGAGCATTGATCTTTTCCTTTTCTTTAGCAACCCATTCAGCAGATTTATGTTCTGCCTTAGCTGTCTTGTCAATCAGGTCAAGTGCTTTTTGTTTCTGTGATTGAACTAAAGCTCCGTAAGAACTAATCAGATTGTTTACCTGTTGACCATACTTAGCAGTTTGTTCAGCGATATTGGAATACATCTCATTCTGAGAAGCCATTGTATTAGCATTATCTGCCAACTTAGCTTGATATTCCAATTGTTTACGTTGTTCTTCAGTCAACAACTTCATCGGCTCTAAACCGGTTTGAGTCATTGGCTGAACTTCTGCTCCGTATGCTCCTGATAAAGTAAACAGATTCTTCGGCATTGCTAACGGACCTGAGGATTTCCCTTGCATTGGTTTCATTGAAACCGAATTCTCAATTCCATCGGCATTAATTTGAGCCCTATACAATGCCTGATTGATCAAATCTTCTTGTGCTTTTTTGATCTGATTTAACGCAATCACTTCATTTGCGTAATTATCCAATTGTTTCCCGGAAGCGGCTTGCATGGCAATCATGATTTCCTTGATCCGAGTATCAATGTCCTTTGGAATTGTAGGAATTACTGAATCTGGATGAGCTTTTTGGAATGCTTTGATTGCAGCATCTACCGTAGTAAGATTCTTATTGAGATCAGTCAATGTCTGTGCATTTACAGCCAATTGTACCGCTCTACTTTTATCAAAGAAGTCCTTTCGTTCATTCATGATCCTGGCCGCTTTATGAGCTTCAAGAGTATACTCCTTATTCGCCATCATCGTATCAAATGTCCTCTTCGCAGAAAGATAATCGTTATCCGTTGTCAACCGTTTCTGGTATTCAGCTTCAATTGCAATTGTCTGATCTTGTGTTAACGAAATTTGATTCTGAATCTGTGCTTTAAAAGTATCCAATTGTGGACCTGACATTTTCCCAAGAGCAGGCATCTTATTTCCAATCCCTTGTTGAGCGCCTTGAAGAGCTAACGTTCTATCCAATTCATCATTCATGGTTTTAAGACCAGCTGCATTTTTAACAACCGCATCGGTATTATCATTCACAGATGAAGTATTGTACAGATAATAGGCGGTTAATGAAGCCACTGCCAATCCTACTGCAAGAATCGGATTTGCCATCATAGCTAATCGAAGTGCCACAAAGGCTGATGTGAGACCACTTACGATCGTAATTAAGCCAGGAATTACTGTAGTCATAAGAAAGCCAAGGCCTACAGCTAAGGGGCCTAAAACCGCGATAACGGCACCAATAACCACTATTGAATGTTGCTGAGATTCTGAAAGGCTGTTAAACCATTTCGTAACTTCAGTTAATGTCCTGGAAATGGATTGGAGAATTGGAATCATGGCTGTGTTAATCGCTCCACCCAATGCAATCATGGCAACCTTTGATTCATTCAAAGCTGTATTGTATCTGAATTCAGCAGTATCAGCAGAAACTGCAAACGCTTTATTCAGATCACCTGCCGAAGCAGTCACCCTTTTCAGGATCTCATTATTCGACTCGAAATTTTCCCCCATTAATGAAAGAACCCCAGTCAATGCTCTGATCTCTGGAAATACATCGACCGTTACAGTTTCCCCGAATTTAGCAGTCAATGCACGAATGTCTTCCAATGCTGACATAAGTCCATCTTCTCGCATCGTTTTACGCAATTGGGCTGAGCTGGTTCCCATTCTATTCAAAGCATCTTCTGCATCTTGTGTAGGCTTAAGTAACGCTGCCATAATGCCCTTTAACATGGTTGCAGATTCAGAAGCATTTGATCCGGTCAATGACATTGAAGCCATAGCCGCAGCAACCTGATCGAATTCCACTCCCATTTCAGCAGCTAAAGGAATTACGAATCCTACTGAACCTGCTAAAGCATCTGCCTCCATCTTACCTTCTCGAACTGATGCAGTCAAAATATCAGCCGCTTGAGCAGCATCCAAATTTTCTACCCCATAAGCATTAATGGCAGAGGTCAACATGTCTGCCACAACGGCAGTCTGTCCTAATCCGGCAGTGGCAGCTTTTGCGGAAGTCTCAACCACATTCATGACCTGTTCAGTTTCAATACCAGCAGAAGTGACAAAGTATAAAGCATCTGCAAGTTGCAATGGTCCCTGCCCGATTGATCCTGACATCTGCAACATTTCATTACTCCATTTCTTTGTCTGTTCTGCGGATTGTCCTACCAGACCAACTACCTTTGATAATGAGGATTCGTAAGAAGATTGAAGCTTAGCAGAAGAGCCAGCCAATAAGGTTAAAGGAGCGGTTATGTATATGGACATATTTTTCCCAACCTTCTCAACGGTCTTTCCCATCTCCTCAATGGATTTGCTTGTAGCTGCCATTGACTGTTCAGCGGTCTTCTGGAATTTTAACAATTCCTGTTGTCCGGTATACAGATCAGAAGCATCTACCCCTAACGTTGCGATCAATTGTCCAATATTCATGGCTTCTTATTTTTTAGTAATGTAGGAGGTCGTTTCTTTAATTTCTCAATTCGATCTATCCGAGCATTGTGAGCTTTGAAAATAGACATCAATGCATTCTTCAATGCCTCAGCTGTCTGCTTCGGTTTTTCTCGAATCTTTCTTGCTATTGCACTATCCCAGATTGGCATGTATTGTGATGGTGAAACAATTTCAGGTTCAACACCTTCTTCATGGTATAATCCCTGAACAATGTTTACAATCAATGCAGATAAACTAGCCATTCTGAAATCATCCCGCCAGGTTCCTATTGGATCTGTCTTGTCATACGCTTCCCACTCGGAAAGTTGAGTAGATGTTAACTGATCCAATAGTTGATCTGGATGAGCATATCCTAATTCTCTGCAGAGCCGGAATTGGAATTGTCTTCCAGGTCTGCTTTTAAGTTTTTTACCAATTCCTCTTTAGAGGCTTCATCAACTTTATTTAACTTCTGTGAAGCGTCGACGATCTTCTCTAAACGTTTAGCACCAATGTTCATACTCAAGGTTGAGTAATCATCAGGTTCGAAAATGAGAACACCTTTTTCATCACAAACTGTATTCACTGCCAACTTCGCTTTGAAGTCTTCAGTAGTTTGTTCGAATCTGATTAACACATCCTTTTCGTCCCGGATTTCTTTGACAAGAATCTTGTCGAAATTATTCCGTTCGCGGCCGGTCATTTCCTTTACGAAAACAAAATCACCATTTCCCAGATCAACTTTTTCAATAGCTACTTTTTCCTTTGATAATAAGGCTTTACGTCCTAACTGTCCCATGATTGTAATTTTTAATTGATTATAAAAATTTGTAAAAATCCCTGATTAGGATAACATATTAAATCTTCGGTGAATCGGAATTCTGACCATCGTTGATTACAACTTTACCACTGACCTGAATTGTTGTGTCAGTTGTGATAGCATCTTTGGTTGTGATACTCAAAGGCAGTTCGATAACTAACCCTTCAAACTCAAACGATGTATCAAGAGCATCTGGAAGAACGATTTGATAATTTTGTTTGTCGTTGGTTTCAAAGTCAGCGATCATCAAATCGTAAGTTTCCCTTCGGTAATTCATTGACAAAGAAACGGAACCGGGATCCCTGAATCCTGCAATAAATTCTTTGTACCCATCCAAGGAATCCAAATTGGTAACCTCGATGGTTTCCCGTTTCATTCCCGGACCTTTGATTGCTGTAATCTCAGCAACGGATTCCCATTCGGAACCATTCCAGCGCTGGAAGATTACACCAACTCCACTAATTGCTTGACTAGCCATTTTTAGTCCTCCTTATTAAATTAAAATTGATAATAAATCTCGGTCGATCATTTTCGTCCCAATCCAGTAAGGCTGGACCACTCGAACAATAAACGGCCATATAAAAAGCATCTCCCCACTCCTCATTTGCCCGGCCATGGAGAACGGCTTTTATTTCTTCGGCTTTCTGCCAACCTGTCATATAATCGACATCTCTTATTCTGAGCTGTACTGATGGATACTCTACTCCCTGATCAGTCAATGCTAACTGTGGTGGGAATCCTGGAGTATCGAATACTGTCACCGTTGCTGGTGGTTTGCTTGGTTCCTTGC